CCCAGAGCTGGAAACATACAAGCTCTTGCAAGAGAAGAAAATGGCCAAACTCACAATCCTGCCACGCTTAGGCTGTGAAGGCCTAGCAGACATGCTGTACAAGTATGTGAACGGTGTTTACATACCGGACCTGTGGGGACCGGGTGAAGCAGAGCGTCTCTGGTGCTATCGTGTGGAAGTGCGCGAAACACAGAGCAATATGGCTTTTAGAGAAGGCCATCGCGAGTGGATGGAAGATCTATTCGTTTAATATAAAAAGGAAAAATCATGTTAGATCGAATCTTAAATGGTGTTGACCGCGCATTGGCCTACAAGCTCATGCTGGCACATATCATTATTATTGCTATCAGCAACTATATTGTGCAATTCAAATTCTCCGTGTTTGGTGCACCATTGGCAGCGGCTGCGTTTACATTCCCACTAGTGGTTGTGTTGACCGACTTGACTGTGCGAATGTTAGGCAAACAAACTGGTCGCGCCGTGATTGCATTGGCATTCATTCCTGCTATCATTGTGTCAATGGCAGTGGTCAAACTGGGCGGTGCTCCTGACTCAGTGGCCTTCCGCATTGGTCTTGGTTCGGGTGTTGCATACTTTGTGAGCAACTTGTTGGATGTGTACGTGTTCCAATACATTCGTGAGAAGTATGCCACTTGGTGGATTGCTCCTGCGCTAAGTTCAATTGTGAGCACATTCTTTGATACCTATGTGTTCTTCTTTACTGCCTTTGCTGGCGGCGCAAACGAGTTCATGGCTGCTAACTGGCACATTGTTGCAACCAACAATTCAATCAGCAAAGTCATTGTAAGCCTGTTGGTTATTCTGCCTGCTTATGGATTTTTGTTGAGTCACTTGCAAAAGAAACTAGACAACCAAGGGACCTAAATGAGTTCAGAGTTTGATATAGCAATATTATTGCCCACTCGCGGTCGAACAGAAATGTTGGAACGCAGTTTAAAAACGTTAATTGGTCTTGCTGACACTCCCAGCAAGATCCAGTTGATACTTGGTCTTGACAATGATGATGCCACAGGTATTAAGCATTTTACAGATGTCATTCAACCTTGGTTGGATACCACAGACGTTGAATATAGTGCATTGACATTTGATCCACTTGGCTACGGTCGCCTCAATCAATACATCAACAAATTGGCAGACAATGCTGATGCTGATTGGTTCTTCTTTTGGAACGATGATGCTGTGATGGAAACCCAAGGGTGGGATACTGTGATTGCTAGTTATACTGGACAATTTAAGTTGTTAAGTGTTCACACTCACAATGATCATCCTTACAGCATCTTTCCTATTGTGCCCAAGGCCTGGTATACTACGTTAGGGCATCTTAGCCAGCACCAAATGAATGATGCTTGGTTGAGCCAAATTGCATATAAACTCGATGTCTATGAACGTATTCCTGTTTGGGCCACACATGATCGACAGGACTTGACTGGCAACAACAATGACAGCACTTACAAAGCTAGAATAATGTACGAAGGCAATCCTTCAGATCCTAGAGATTTTCACAATCTACAGGTCATACAAAACCGCATAGAGGAAACTGAACAACTTGCTAGGTATATGCTTGACCAAGGTATTAGCATCGATTTTTGGGAACGTGTTAAGGTAGGCAAACAAGACCCTTGGGAAAAACTCAAGACCAACGATATCAATCAGCAAATGAAACAGTTTACATTGGATAGTAATGGCGAATCTAAGTCGCTATATGATTTCAATTACTTTACCAAAGCTGATGGTATACAAAGTTGGAAGAGTAAAAGTTTAAAATTTGGTGATGCCTTGGCGGCGTTATGTTATGCTCATGGCATTAGTTGGGACGAACTGGTAGAACAATTTCAAGAAGTATTTGATCACGATGTTAACGGTCGTGCCGAAAGTGCAAATCAAAGCCTAGTGCATGCTCAAATGAATTTCCTAAAAGACAAAAGTCGTAGAACTCCCAAGCGTGTGTTAGAAATTGGCGGCGGTCGTGGCGAAGTGGCAAACGTACTCAAGCACATGGGCATAGACGTAGTCAGTGTGGAGTTAGGACCCGAAGCTGTCAAGTGGTATCAGGCCACCGGCTATCACTACTTTGACAAAGAGTTTGTGCCAGCAATACCTGTTAATAAACCAATTCAATTGGCATTGGCAGATTTGGATCTATCCAGTTTTGACACCATTCTTATGGTTGAAAGTTTAGAGCATATTCCAGCCGAGGCATTTGAGCCAGTGTGGCAAGCAATAAAAAGTCAATTCCACGGAAGATTCATTGTGGCCAATTGGCCCGACTATCATCCAATCTGGGTTGGTAGAGATGCTTCACCAGAAGAACATTGTCGTGTGGTAGATGATGAGTTATATAACGCTTGGTCGGCCGAAGCCCAATCTGTGTATACCAGAAAAGGTAGCCATTTAGCTTTGGACTTTTAATATTTTGTGTTATAATACGTTATGAAACTAAAAATCAGTGAACTATTTTATTCTGCACAGGGCGAAGGACGATTTGTTGGAGTTCCTTCTGTGTTCTTACGAACCTTCGGTTGCAACTTTACATGCGCGGGATTTGGCTGCGCTCCCGGCCATAAGAGCACTGATGCGGATGAAGTGGCCAAATCAATCCATCTCTACAAGACTTTTGAAGAGCTTCCTCTTGTTAACACAGGATGCGACTCGTATGCCAGTTGGCATCCTGCATTCAAAGACCTAAGTCATACACTCGCACATGACGAGCTGATTGAAAAGATGCTTGCACTCACGCCCAACCATCGCTGGCAACAAGACAACGGTAATGATGTGCATCTTGTGATCACAGGTGGCGAACCACTGCTGGGTTGGCAGCGTGGTTACAAAGAACTGCTGAGCCAAGACGCCATGAGTGATTTGAAGAACATCACATTTGAAACCAATGGCACTCAAACGCTACAACCCAAGTTCAAAGACTTTTTGCACAAGTGGAGGCAGCCTGACATAGGTGCTATTCCCACACGAGAAATTACTTTCTCAGTAAGTCCCAAGCTGTCGGCATCGGGTGAATTGTGGTCGGATGCCATCCGGCCAGAGATCATAGCAGACTATCAAAGCAACGGCACAGTGTATTTGAAGTTTGTTGTTGACAGTGAAGCACACTTTGAAGAAGTGGATCGTGCTGTGGCTGCATATCGTGAGGCAGGCTTTCGTGGTATTACCTATGTGATGCCGCAAGGCGGTGTGGTCACTCCATACGAATGCAACCGAGTGAATGTGGCCAACTGGGCCTTGGAGCGTGGCTACAACTACAGCCCAAGATTGCATGTGGATCTTTGGGGCAATGGTTGGGGCAAATGATTACACCAGACGCAATGTTAGGAGTATTGGATATGTTTGAATGGTTTAAGAAAAAAGCAAAGAAGCCGCAACCTGTGGCAGAAAAAGTTGCTAAAGTCAAGGCAGTAGAACCGCCAGAAAAAACTGCAAAACAAATAGCCACAGAAAAAGGCGAACCATATGTGGCTGTGCTCAGCATGGATGTGGATCTCAACAACCTGCATCAAGGTGCATTTGAACTAGACTGGAATGAAATTTTTGTGGCTCGCTTGGTCAAGGCCGGCTACATGATGAAGCCCACAGACTCCGATGGCGAGATTGTGGATCGGTGGTTCCAAAATATTTGCCGACATGTTGTGATGGAAACATGGGAACAAGAACAAGCAATTAAAAACTCTGGCATGTATGTGCAGAAGCGTGATCTTGGAGATGGAAGAAGCGAAATAGGATGATATTCAATCACATCAAACAACTCAAATCAGAAGGTAAAAAAATTGGCATCACTTTCTCAACCTTTGACATGCTCCACGCAGGCCACATCGCCATGCTTTCTGAAGCAAAGAATCACTGCGACTACCTCATCTGTGGGCTCCAAACAGATCCAACTATCGATAGGCCTGAGACTAAGAATCATCCGATACAAAGTATTGTGGAGAGACAGATACAGCTGGCTGCATGCCGTTACGTTGATGAAGTTGTTGTGTACCAAACCGAACAGGATCTCTGTGACCTTCTATTGATCCTGCCCTTGGATGTTCGGGTGCTGGGTGTGGAGTATTGTGACAAAGACTTTACCGGTCGTGATGAGTGTTATAATCGTGGCATTGAGATTGTGTTCAACGGCAGAGATCACTCGTTCTCAAGTTCAAGTTTGCGCAAGCGTGTGGTGGCAGCCGAAACAGAAAAAGTATTGCTCAAGCGATGATATTGTACGTGAATGGTTGCAGCCATACAGCGGCTGCCGAAGCAGTGGTGCCTGATTGTTTTGCTGTGGATGATGGACGGTATGGCATTGACCGCAGGCCTCATCCAATCAACTTGGAAGCCAGTTGGGGGCGGCATCTGAGCCGAATGCTCAACACTGAATTTTACTGTGATGCCGAAACAGCAGCCAGCAATGATCGTATATTGCGTACCACCACAGATTGGATGCAAAAAAACTACGATCGTTTGTATAATACTGTGATGGTGATTCAATGGACCACTTGGGAACGAGAAGAATGGGTGCATGAAGGCCAATACTATCAAGTAAACGCTAGTGGAGTAGATATGGTGCCACCAGAGCTTGAATTTAGATATCGTCAGTATATTGTGGATGTGGATTGGGCTCAAAAAACAAATGAATGGCACAACAAAATATGGCATCTACACTGCCGACTAAAGGATCTCAATGTGCGGCATTTGTTCTACAGTGGCAACAGCACATTCAATGACATACCAAATCAAAGAGATTGGCAAAATCACTATATCCAACCTTACTCAAGAGAACACAGTTGGAACGCTGTATTAAAAAACAACGGATTCGAACACGTGAATCCCAAAAGTTATCACTTTGGAGCCAACGGCCATAGCTTTTGGTCCAAATATGTGTTACAATACATGAAACAACACAAACTTCTGGACCGCCCTAATGAAATATCTACTGATTGATACTGCCAACATGTTTTTCCGTGCCCGACACTCAGCACACAGGGCCAGCGATACATGGACCAAATTGGGCTTTGCGTTACACTTGACCATGATGAGCGCCAACAAGGTAGCTAGACGTTTTGGTGTGGATCACGTGGTTTTCGCACTGGAGGGACGCAGTTGGCGCAAGGACCACTACAAACCCTACAAAGCCAATCGTGCTGTGGCCCGCGGTGCCATGAGTGAAACTGAAGCAGAAGAGGACAAGTTGTTTTGGGAAACCTATGATGAGCTGACTAAATACTTGTCTGAGAAAACAAATTGTAGCGTAATTCGTTGCGCAACAGCAGAAGCGGACGATATCATAGGCCGCTGGATTGCATTACACCCCCAAGATGAACATATTATTGTCAGCAGTGATTCAGACTTCGTTCAGTTGGTTGCACCCAATTGTCAATTATACAACGGTATAAACGATCACCTGTTCAGTGTTGATGGCGTAACAGATGCCAAAGGTAACCAATTGAGTTTTACAATCGAAAGCAATTCAAAGATCAAAGTAGGCAAAGCTGACCGGAGCTTTGTGGCTCCGACTGATTATCAGAAATGGGTATTGTTCTTGAAGTGCATGCGTGGCGATCCTGGCGACAATGTGTTTTCGGCTTATCCAGGTGTGCGTGTGAAAGGCACCAAGAATCAAGTGGGACTTACAGAAGCCTTTGAGGATCGAGACAAGAAAGGCTATTCTTGGAACAATCTCATGTTGCAACGTTGGTCTGACCATGAACAAGTTGAACACAAGGTGCTGACAGATTACGAACGCAATGTCACGCTGATCGATCTCACAGCACAACCACAAGCAGTGAAAGATGTTGTGGACGCTGTGATTTGTGAACAAGTCAGTAACAAAGACACGGGCATGGTGGGCGCACACTTTCTTAAATTTTGCGGCAAGTATGAACTTACCAAGTTGAGTGACCAAGCTGAACCAATTGGTCGCTGGCTGAATCAAACATATCAAGGAGTCTTAAAATGATCGTAGCAAAACCAGTAATTGACAACCAATACTGGATTCTCAAACAAAACAATCAAAAGATTGGCAACATTGAAGCCAGTGCAGATGGGTATGTTGTAAAAATACAAAATCAAATATCCAATTACAAAACCATGCCCATGGTTAGAGAAGTGATCGACATCACATTTGAACCTCCCGAAACAGTCACAGCAACGCCAAATGACTCAGTGCATGGATACGAAACTGGGTGCAAGGCCCACAACGGATTGTGGAACGTGCGGTTAAAATTGCCACTGTTTACCAAACAAGAAAATTCCAAGTCGTGGTTTGCAGCCGGTTGGTACACAGTAAAACAACATCGTGCATGGAAAGTTGTGCGTAATCCCAAATTGATCGCACTAGAACGATATAAGTATCAAGGACCATTTTACACAAAGGAACAAGCAAATGAATCCATTTAAAGACCACCAAATGTTTATGTTGGCATCAGGCCAAACTACTGGTATTGAAAACGTCGAACAGTATAAATTATATTACACTCTTATCAAAGAAGAAGTACAAGAATTAGAAGATTCGACCACTAGAGAAGATGATGTTGATGCACTAATTGACATTCTAGTTGTGACCATTGGTGCATTGCACTCAATTGGCGTAGATACAGAAGGTGCCTGGAAAGAAGTGCATGGCTCAAACATGGCCAAAATAGATGCAGGAACTGGTGTTGTGTTGCGTAGAGAAGATGGCAAAATTCTCAAACCTGAAGGATGGCAGCCACCTAACTTG